CGACTCATCCTTGTTTCTCGGATAAGCGCCATTCGGATCGGAGAAGCCAAGGCCACGTTGCTTGTCCTCTGCGCCAGTGTAAAAAGGTTTGCCAGGCAAACTCCCCATGACAACTGCGTCTTGTTTAAATTTTGCGTCCCTAAAGAAACCAATCACCCACGAGCCTTCAACAAGGCCTAGGGGAGTTTGCCCAAGGCCAGATACGCCAGAGCTGGTAATCGGTAATAAGGGATGGGCCCAAGGAAGGTCCTCTGTTGGGAGGTCCTCTTTGTTTTCTGTGTGATAGCCAACGGCTCGTACTCGGACTCGGCCAAGTTTAAGCGGGTCTTCTCGGTCTTCAACTACGCCTGCAAACCAGATGAAGCCATCACTTCCCATAAAATCTGTTATCGCCATAAGAAATTCCCATAAATGACCGTATTTAAACCAGTCACGCTATTGTATTTATCCGCTTTTTTAATATCTGCGTAGGCGGCCGCGGTGCGTAGCACTAATTGAGGCCACCAGTGAGTATCAGAGCCATATGTGTATGGTATGTCTGTATTCATTGATATATTGAGTTGTTTATCTTTCATAATTGTTCAAATTGTCTTTGGTTTGTTTGTAAGTCTTATAATAGTTGTTTTTTACATTTTCTGTAAGGTTTTCTACTGTGGCCTCTCTTGTGGCCTTGTTAACCCTTACATCTGGAAAATTTTTTTCTAAACTCGCAATAAACTTTGAGCCTCCTCAATGCTTTTTAATTCTTTTAAAAGCTACATCTACCTTATTATAATCTACCATATAGTAGCCTTCGTTATTTACTATGACAGCCCAAGGCACTTCTTGTGCCATAACCCCTTGGTATCTTCCACTCTCTCCTTTATAGTCAAAGTTATAGATGTTAATACCTGATGATGATTGTCCGACTAGTTCTATATTCTCTTTATATCTTATGTCTGATTTCCAAGGACCCCAGCCTCCTCCACCACCTTTAAAGAATTTAGACACACTCTTAAATACATTTGATTGTTTGAAAGCAACAATTGAGGATTGAACAAATGAGGATTGAACAAACTTGTTTAACGCTATTCCTTTTAGGTTTGCTAAACTTGTTATATTCCCTAGGTTGATACCTCCTAGTTGTAATTTTGATTTCTGAGCAATCTTCTCAACCACTGTCTTTCTGGTCAATATCTCACTGTTAATCTTCGCAAGGTACTTATTCTGCAATACTCTATTGGAAGTACTGTTTAGGACGTCATTAACCGCCTTATTAGCGGCATTTTTGACGTTCAAGTCTGTACTACTTAAATCTATGCCTAACTTGGCAGCAATGTCTTCTACAGACGATACCTGTGGTGTCGGTATCTTTAAATCTAGTATCTTTGACATAGCATTCCCAGTGGATAGGTCAATACTTGACCCTATGACATCCACTGGTTTTGTTCTAAATGAAGCTTCCGCTTTAAACGATTCGGCATTAGGTAAATCACTCGCAAAGATATTACGCACTACGGTTACTGCGGTTGTATGCTTTTGTGCTGAAAAATCTACCTGATGGTGTAATGATTGGATCAAATAACGACCTGATAATAGGGTGTCTATCTTACCTTCTCTGGTTAACTGCGACTCATTGTCTTCATATGAAGCATTGTAAGATGGCACTTCACACCATACCAAATCACCTGCGTTGTAAGTGAAGTTACCTGGTACGTCTACATCCATTGAAAAATAATCTCTTGTTGCTTCTGATAATTCTCTTTTCTGTTCCAATCTTGGATCTTGATTAAGGCCGTGTGTATTATCTTTGTGATTATGTTTTGTTTTAGGTGTAACATATATTCTAGCATAGTAATCGTCCATATATTTACGTTTAGGAGCACTTGCCTTACTCATTTTTGATCTGTTTAAATTATCAATCTGTTTCATACTAGTACTGCCATATGATTTGTCCAACGTATTACGTTCTTCATCAAAATCAGCAGGTCCTGGTGGCATAATACCTTGGTACTTGTTACCGATACCATCTGGAGCGTCTATATGTAATGCACGGTCATAATAACTTGTATAGGTTAGGTTTGACCTTACAGCAGTTTTGGCAATTAAGTCGTGGGTGTACATACTACTACCAAACATTCCTCTTCTTGTATTACCTAGTGTGTCATATGATTTGTTAAATGAAAATGAATATGGTTTAGTCACTGTTGAAGAGGCCTCTTCATCCGCGGTACTAAATTGTCTATTGAAAGCTGATAACAAATCAAAATATGCCACGAATGGTCGTGTTTTGGTAGAATCAGCGTGTTCTCTATACAAACTTTCTAAACTTCTAAAATGAAAACCTCTATTGTTTTCAAAAAACAAATAATCAGGTGTTCTAAAATTGACAGGTTCAGAAAGTTCACCAACTTGTCTGATACCTTCTACTGGTCTTACATTAGGGAATGTGTATTTGTACTTACCAGCTGTTGGGTCTATAAAAACATTTTTCTTTGTATTGATTAATTCTTTATCACTCTTAAGCAGTTTGTGGACCATCTCTCCATATGAACCAGATAGAGATTTGGATACACGCAAACGCTCATTTCTTATTTTCTCCTGTGATGTGAAAAATAATGCTATCGCTTGTATGTTTTGGGAAGTCTTAACGGATCTCTTTTCATAAACTTGAAATCTATGATTACTAGAATCCACTTCCTCTTCATATTTAGCAGATATAGGAGTCCTTAACCTAAACTCTAAAAACTCATTGCCTATAATTGGTAATTGTTCTGTGGCACCCATTGAGTCAAAGAATAATATATTACCACTTTGAAAGGGTGTGTCTAAGCCTTGATAAAGATTTATTACTGCGGTTACGTTTGAAATATCTAATATACTTCCACCATAACTGTAGAGTAAAATGTCTTTTGCTCTAAAGTCACCTGGATATCGGTAGTCATTGTCATTATATTTTGGTAGATCGCTCATTCATTAGTTACCCATTAAGGTTGTAAATTCCTCTACAACTAGTTCTATATATTCTGGTTTTAATAATCGTATTCTTCCCTTCGCCTGTTGTAACCTTTCCTCGTATTCGTAATTAGTAACTGCTGTTGCACCTGAAGCTGTACTATTAACTTCTACCATATGTGAGTCGTCAAATGATGTTGTTCTTCCACTAGTTTGTGAAATTTCATAATGATGAGTGGCACCTGGATTGGTGTATTTGTCATTGACAAATGTTTCAAAATTGACACGTGGTAAAGGCCAATCATAAAATCTGTCCTTAATATTATTAAATAATAATACAATCCAATAATAGTTTTGATTGCCATAATATTCTTCAGCAACTGCTTCTGGTGTCATCTCTCCTTCAACATCTATTGTATCAAAGACAGCTGCAATTTCTTTTAATCCTTTTTTCATTACCACACGATTTAATAGGTTAGTAACAACTTTATAATCGCCTTTACCTACAGCGTCATATAGTATTTGAGGAAAGTATGAAAAATAGTTTGCCATATTAATAGTCGCCGTAAGGGTTTAACTCCGCATATCTTTGTTTCTCAATAAGTTCAAGTTCTCTAAATGTGATTGTTAAATTTGTTGTAACAGGATCACCATATGAGTGTGTTGAAAACTTATCGCCTAGGTCTGTTTCTACTGCTGTACAAGCACACAAACCTATCTGTTCTATAAATGGATTAATTTTAGTACCTTTCATAAATCTAATTACAAATTCAAAAGGCACTTTGTAAGCAGCAATACTGGCAGTACCAAAACGTTCTGGTAACATTGCCATTTTAAATTCATTAACTATTTTATTAACTGTATCAGATTCCATTTTTGACCTTGGTGTAAATTTAAATGTAAAACTAAATTCTCTATAGTCAATACCATTAAATATCATCTCGGACATAGCAGATGGTGCTATACCTGTTCTTCTTTGTAAAGCAGCGCCTACACCTCCCATTAAACCACCAGTTAAAAATGCTGAAGCACCTATAATTCCTTTTCCTGCTTGGGACACAGCAGCACCTAGGTCAGACCAGTTACCACCTCCATAAAAGAAATCTTTTGCTTTTGCAAGAGCACCAATACCTATACCAACTTCAGCAGGACCATAATCTGCTCTCAAATTAAATTTTAAATTCTGTGGCATATAAATCGCCATAGATGATACAACTCTCCTTGCCGAACCTTTACCTGTAGGTATTCCAGCTAGGCCTTTACCACCTTCACTGAAAAATCTATTTGCACCATATATTATGGTGTTTAATCTTTTTGAAGCTACAGTTGCACCAGGATTACTTACACCACCTGCATTATTATTAGCAAAGGATTGTACGTTAAAAGACTCTGCATGGTCTCCTGGGTTCATACTTGAACCTGTACGTTGTACAACATCAAACAACATATAATGCTCTTGGTCTTGTTTATCTAATGGATAGACAAAAAAGTTTCCACCTTCTGTTAATTTACCAGCAGCAGCACTACCAGTATTGTAATTAATATTTGTAGGATTGTAAGAGATGACGCCTAAAGCAGACGAACCTATAGTACTCATATTGGTGTTCATTGCAATATGTTTAGAGGCATTAGCACGTTGTTTAATCACACTTGATAATGCTTTAAATGGATTTTTAAATTTGAATCCCATAGTAATATTTATCTATACTCCTTATCGAATGTCATGGTACATTTTTCTTTCTGGAACATAGGTACCTATTGTTGCACTTTCATGCACTGTTTTGTTTTCTTGGTTAACTGTATCACCTTGTTTATATACATTTGTTGTAGCCGTAGCGGCATCTTTTGTAATTAGTCTATCAATATTATTTACTTTTAATTCTTCTACCTTATCTAGTTTTTTTTGTGATGTATTCTCTATAAGGCCTAAATCATCATGTTGATCAGCAACTGCTGGTGAGCCACTATCGCCTGCAAGTTTATTTGCCATCTTCTTCTTATCAACAAGACCAAATGTTAGACCAGATAAGAACCCAGCAAAACCTGATGAAGCCTTATCTCTAAATGTCAAATCTTCATCTTCTTTGCCTAATAATTCACCTGCCTGAGCAACACCAGACGCAGCATCAAATATGCTCATCGCAGCCGCAAGTGGTAAGAATATACGACCTCCAACTCTAGCAATACCTTTTACTGCCTTACCTGCTACTTTAGCGCCTTTCTTAACATTTTCTTTAACAAGATTTTTTGTTGCACTTTTAGCCGCAGCTGTTGTTGTAGCTGTTGTTGTAGCAGCACCTGTTCTTAAAGCTGTTTTAGCTGCATTTTTACCTGCACCTGCAACTGCTGGTGTTTTGCCTTTACCAAAACCTAACAATGATTTTGTACCTTGCCACATTGTACTCATTGAATTGCCTAATGTAGTTCCTAAGGACGCAATAGAGCCTTTAAATAACAAACCAAGACCTCCTAGAGAGATCCCAATTGCTGCTAAAGGTGTTAATAATTTACTTAAAAGTGATCTTTGCTTTTTAGCAGGACCAGAATCTTTGCCTAATAATTCATTTGTTAATTCACTTTCTTCAAGTATTCTTTCTAATAAATTTGATGATGTATCAAATTGTTTATCTGATTCTCGTTCTTCTTCAACAGCGGTTTCTTTACTATACCCAGCTGCTTTAGATGGTTCTTGGTCACCCATTAAATCTCTAGTCGCCCTTTTAGCCAAATCCTCTTTATCTCCTCCTGAAGATTTTCCTTTTAAATCGCCAGGACCTACACCACCTTTTTTTAGAAAAGTCTTTTTCTCTTTTTTACGTAAAGCTCTCTTAACTGATAGACCTTTTGATTCAGCTCTTTCTTCGGATTCAATTGCTCTTTCTATTCTCTTGCCTATAATAGGTGCATTTGTAAGACCTATTCGTTTAGCAAGTTTAAGAGGTGATAATTCTTTCTTAAAATCTCTAAATGATAATGATAATTTAGTTGACAGTCCTAATATCTTTTTCAATTCAATATTTGTTTTACCTACAGTTTCTTGGATATATGCAAGTTCTTCCTCTGTAATAATACCTTTTTTAAATAGACCTTCATACTCTTTAATGGTCTTTTCTGTAGTTTTTTGTTGAGTCTTTGCGTCATCAAAATCCATACCTTTCAAAGCGTCAAGTTCCATCACAGGATAATCTATTACAAACTGAATTATTTCCTGTCGTATTTCTGCCTTATTGAGCTTTGCCTGACTCGTGTAACCAGCAGACTTCTCTAATTGAGCTTGATACTCCTGTAACGAGTCAGATATGGCAAACTTTGGATCAGATTCATCTTTTTTTTGTCTTTTTAGAATCGACTTAAAGTTTTCTGCTGACGCCTTTTTAAAGACCTTGGATTCTGCTTTTATTGCCATTTAATTTAACCTATTTGTTCTTCTTTTAATACTTTTTTCTTCTCTGGCTTCTTATAAACTCCGCCACTATTAACATATAAACCAAACCAAGCAGCGCCTGCCCCAACAACTACTGATACAAAACCAGCCTGTGCGTTATTAGGTGCTGGTAATGCCATAAACCAATTCATAGTCATATAGAAAGCGTAGCAATATAATAACATCATTGCTCTTGGAACAAATCTCCAATTGGATAATACGTGTGGTATTTCATCTGTAAAGAATTCCCACACCATCTTAATGGTGTCTATTCCTGTTTTCTTTGCTTGTTTTTTAGGCATTTTTATAATCCCCCTCTTTTTTGTTTCTCTCTTATCTTTTCGTTTTCATCTCTAATATGTTGTAACAATAAATCAACATATATTTCCCTCTCCCACGGCAGCATTGATTCTAAATCACTTAAAGAGTATTTATGGTATTGCATTAAAGCAAAATTCGTCCTATAATAACTCTCTAGGCTTTCGTGTAAGAGGGTAACTGAAAAAAATCAGACGCTCCTTGTAATAACATTTTATGCTCTACACCAGATTTAGGATTCTTATACACTATCGTATGAGATATAATAGGCAACTGCTCAAAATATGCTCTTATCTTTTTGAATTGAGGCATTGTAAGGTTTTCTATAAATTGGTCTAGTTCCTTTGGTTCAACGTCCTTCGTTTCAAATATTTCATCGCCATTATAAATCTGAGCAATGCAATCCTTCATTAAATTAACAGATAAATCTATTATAGTTTTTTTATTTGCCACTTCTCTTACTGTTGGTATTTTCATAATAACACCATAGTTTTCTGAAAACTTAACATTTGTGTCTATCTTTTTGTTAAAGTCTGGTTTAACATTATCAATATTAAACGTGTAATCAACAACCTGTGTTTCATCATCTGGACATTTCAATTTTAACTCTACAACTTCACCAATTGACTTTGATCTTATGTTTAACCATAACCATTCAAAATCATAAACTGGTAACTTTTGTACATCCACTTGTGTTATCATACAAGTCTGAACGGTACCAATCAGTGTGTCAATCATCTCCGATTCGTTATCGTTCTCAATCGCCATTAGTAAAATTTTTTCTTCTTTCACTAAAAACGGTCTATATTTTACCTTTACATTATTTGATAAAGTCAAATCATATTCAGGTATCTTCATAAATGGTATACTCATTATTTTTCACTCCTTTTTTTATAGTATTAAATTTCTAAAATCTGTGGCGTCTGGTAACCCTTTAGGAAATACCCTTCCGCCTGTTATTCTCCCGATAGGCAATCTATTCTTCAATGTATCAAATACTTGTCTACCAACTCTACCTATTTCATGGCCTATACCGAATGGTAAATTGTCTAATAAACTTGTTTGTATTGGTGATAAATTATTTCGGTATTCTTTTCTACCTTCTGAAGTAGCTAAATCCCTTAAAGCAGTGGTTCCTTCGTGTCCTCCTAAATAACTCCATGCTGACGTGGCATAATTTCTATATGCAAACGTAACAGTAGTTTTCACAAGACCACCTTGGTCACCATAACTTAATGCCTGGGATGCAATTGTTTTTGGCCATACTTCATAAAATTGTACTTGATAAGCAGAATAGCCTGAAACATTACCTAAACTTTTTCTTACAGCGTCCCTATATTCTCCAACAGAGCTAAACTCTCCTGGGTCTAAATTTGCTAATGCAGCTGTAAATGTTTTAATTAAAGGTGTAATTGTAATCATACACGGACCAGCATAATCATTATAATATCCTATATTGTGACTTATAGGATCAACCATCGCATTTTGCCAAGCTTCAAAATACATTCTCTCATCAAAATGAATACCTGTATAATATGTTAATGACAGGTCATTGAATAGTACGTTTTTAGCAAACTTTCTATTAGGTCCATAATACTGCTCATTGGTATCATCTGTTACAGTTTTATCTGGTATGGATGCTTCACTGCAAAATAGATCCATTCTTAAATCCAGATTTTTTTTAATTGCGTTTACCAAGGTTTGACTTCTATACATTCTGTGTACGTCAGGCATTGCCTCTGAATTGTATTTTGCTCCA